GGGTCAATACCCATGACCTCACCAACGTGTTCGGCATACTTCTGTGCTTCCGAAGCAAACTGCCCCATGGAAGCATTGAAAAGGTTCAGGTTTTCTACATATTCGTTCGACTCATTGATGAGTTTGGCAATCGTCCTACCAATCGTCTGAACAGCCGTGATCGCCATGCGAAGTCGTGCGTAGAGGTTCATGTAAGAACCTGCCGCCGCAGTATTCGCAGTAGCCAAGCTGTTCGTGCTCGTGATTACCTGCTGAATCCGATGAGGGAATGCCGCGAACCCGCTGGAAATCGCATTCATCTGCGATGCGAGGGGTTGCAGAGCGGCGGTAAGCTGATTGATCTTGCTACTGAACGTATCAAGGTCAAGGCTGTTCAAGCTCGCCACTACTTCGGGCATCTTCTTCAATGCGGAAATAGAGGAGGTCAGATTGGCCTTTCCGAGCGTGGTCAGAGGAACAAGGGCTTCTGCCAGATTGCCGAAGATCGCAAGGTCAACGCCCTGCAAGCTCTTAGCCGCATCGCCGAGCTTCACAATCTGAGTGGCAATCGAGGAAGAAATCCTGATACTCTGAATCGCGGAAAGCGTAGCCACCGCATGAGCCAATGCAGAAATCTTGCCGAGGTCGTTTATGTTCATCTTGTTCACAGCTTCGGAGATCGAACCAATTCCCTTAGCCACGGTAGACGAAATCTTCACGTCCTTCACAGCAGACAGAGAGGACAGCGCGGGAGCGATCTCACGAAGGAGAACCACACCCTGCACATCCAACTTACTGCTCGCTTCACCGATTTCCCCAATGGACTTTGCGATGGTCGAGGAGAGCTTCACACCTTGGAGGTTTTTCAGCCCACCCAACGCATTCGTCAGATCGCGCAAGTTGGTGATGGAATGCGAACTCAGTTTGTTGATACCATCATTCAGCTTGCTCATCTGAGAAGCGACCGAAGTGAGACCGACACCACCCTTGGTGATACCCTTCAACTTGTCGAGAGAATTGTATAGAGCATTCAATCCTTGTTCTGCGCTTTGCGAACTGGATTGAATTTCAAGTTCCAACGATTCGATGGTCGTGGACATATCTATTCACTCCTCTCGTCAAAACAGTTACGCTTCGGTCGAGGTAGTTCCAAATTTCTTGTTGGTGGAAGCCATCAGAGCTTCCATGTAACGCTTACCCTTCGAGCTTACGGCCTTTTCCTTCGCTTCCTTCTCCTTCTTCTGTTCCTTTACGGTCAGAGCATAAGGAGCGGTGCTATACGGTCGGGGCTTCGTACCCTTCTTCGCAAAAGCATGGAAGATCGGAGAAGCGTCACACAAGGCTTCGTAGATGTACATACCCTGCAACCAAAGCTCTTGATTGCGTTTCTCGTTGCGAATCTCCTCAGCCTTGCGGTAGTATTTCACCAATTCGGGGTCTCCGTCCCAATACTGTTCGGGAGTCATACCAATCGCAAGGTAATAAGGAAAGGCTTCGTAGAAACGCTGTGTGTAAGTGATTAAGGGAGCGGATTGGTCTCCCAACTCGCTCCCTTCGGAATGAGACAGCGAGCCACTTACCAACTGGCCGTCCAGTTCAGGTTTCCCTCGTTCTCCTCCGGCTCATCAACCAGAGCAGAGATCGGCTCGTTGTACATCTCAGCCAGCTTGCCGATAAGCTCCTGCTTATTGGTCATCTTGCCGTAAATCTCGTCCACCAGTTCGTTCTTCACGAAGGGGTGATGGGCAAGGAACGCGCCCTTGAACAGCGCGGGAAGCGTGGTCATCGGCTTGTCCTTCACGTCAGAAGCCACGAAGCCCTCACGCTCCATGCGCTCAACGGTGCGGCGGGTGTACTCCAGAGTGTACTCCTTGTCCTTGTAAGTGAACTTCAACTGCTTACTCATTTTCTTTTCCTCCAAATTCGATTCATTGATTTATGTCAGCGGCGATGCGATCTGCACCGCCGCCGATTTCAGATTTTAGGCATCAGCCATGGTGATGGGGGTGGAAGGAGCGATGGTGATGGTCATGTCCACAACCTCGTTCACGCCGCCGCCAACAGGGAACACGGAAAGCTGACCCTTGAACTCGAACTTACCGTCAGAGCCATCGGGAGTCAGGGTGTTGCCAGCTTCGGAAGCACCGAACCACACGGCGAAGTCCTTCTCCTGACCTTCCAGAGCCTTGAGCGTGGTGAAGTCAGCCTTGGTGTAGTTGGCAGTGAACTCCAGAGCATCAAGGGACTGAATGCCCGGAATGTAGGTCTGCATCTTGTCAGACAGGGTGGTGGTCTCCAGCATTTCCGGAGCACCGCCCAGATCGGGGAAATCCTTGATGTCAACGAGCTTTTCGTAGGCAGAACCTTCACCCTTCATCATCAAAAAGATTTTATACGTCGAGATGGCCATTAGTGTAATCCTCCTGTTCAAAACATTTATGCGAACTCCCATCGGTAGCCACCTGCGGTAGCACGTTGGCGTAAGCATACTTTTGAAATGTGCCTATGATCTATCCCAGTCTCAATTCCCGCTTTCTTACCACTTTCGTATTGCGCTACGAGTGTACCTGAAAGCGTATATTGATTGACAGGTTTCTCCTTTACCTTTCCGACTCTCTCACAAGTTTCGGCAGAACGCTTTTTGCCCGTGTTAGAAGCGGAAATTTTAGCACGATGTTCTTCGGAAAAATGCTTACCGTAGTTAGGATTGAGTTCACCAATCTTGGATTTCCTCATCTTTTCACGGCTTCGGTCTGAAACTTTCTTCTGATTGTTCACACCACCAAGCTCACGGTTATAGCCCTTATCGGGATTCGTAGTATCGAGCTTTGCAATCAATCTTTGTTCCAGATCGCTTGCCGCTGACTTGCTCAACCCAACCGCCACAACCTCCTTGGCTATCGACTCCCATCCAAACTGCTGAATTACTTCCCACAGCCCTTCACAGAACCGATAACCGCTTCCGTTTCTCCATCGCACTTCGAGCGGAGTGGATGTAGTGCCGACATAGGCTTTCCCGTTCATATCCCGCAGGATATAGACAGAGTACATAGCACTACCTCCTTGTGATTGTATGATCTTTCGATACGACTGCTCTGTATCGACCCGTGATTCGGTAGATAGTAGCGTCATCCATGTTCGGAATCGGATTAAGCATGATTCGCGTGAATCCCATTTCCGCCATTTCATCGTCTACCACACCAGCGATTGTTCGGGATTCAGTCTTTTTACCAACGGCCTTATTCGAGTACACATTCAACTCGTACATAAGCACCGCATGGTTTTCAACAGAATCCGTGGTTTGTGTCCTGATGAGTGGAGTGTTATCCATTTCGGTCAAGGACACAGCAGGGAAAGATGGAGGTGTCTTCACATACTCGCCTGTCACATAAATCCCTGAGAAGGTTTCACGCAACCGAGTGGCGATTCTACTGAACACCTGACTCTCAATGTCAATCATTTGAACACCTCCCTCGCTATATCGACTACCTCTGCGCATACCGTCTTCATGGCGTTATACATAGGCATTGCGGCGGGAGTACCGTGTGTAAGCACCAACTCACCGTCCTCGTAGAAGCCCCACACATTTCTCTTGCCATGCCCTTTTCCGTAGCCGCCGATGGTCATGCCAAGCTCGCCGCCCTTTGGATGAGGACTCGAACCCGCAGACCCGTTATGGTACACACCTGCACCAAATTCTACCCAAACGGCATCTTCGCCCTTGGCGATGACTACCGATACATTCCCGCGAGTGTCGATGCTTACATCCACGCTCGCGCTTCTCGCTCCACCACGCAGAAGATCGTCTACTACGGCAGAGCCAAAGCCCTGACTCGCGGTTTCCGATATTCGTTCTGCTACGCGCTGTCTCAGGAGTTCCGTTTTCCTGATGATCTCCTGCTTGTATTCCTCGATTTCCCGCATCGCCTTTTCAATGCTTTTCGGGTTCAAGGAGAATCGAATCACTTTCTTACCCACGGACATTCACCTTGCTCACGGCGTAGGAAACGCTATTGAGACTACGGGCTACTTTCTTCACCACATAATCCCAAGGCGTAATCACTTCGCCTTTCTCGTTGCGAGCAAGCTCACCATCCTCGGTAAGCTCAGGAAGGGTATCAATCCACAGCACGGAATACTCATCAATCGGAGTATCGGGTTTCTCGATGACGATAACCTTATCGTAGGCTTCGTCCTCGCCGAACTGACGGGTGTTCGTCTCGCCCATGGCGGCAGAGATATTGGCCTTGGAACGCTCAGGCTTGTGATACCTGACCTCATACTCGCCCGACTCGTTGCCATACTCGTCTAAGATCGGTTCTTTGGTATCGTAGAGCGCGTAGAAGAAGGGAGTCATATTTCGAGTCATGCACCGCATCAGATCACCCCCACGAAGGGAGTTACATGACTGCGGATGTATGCGATCATGTCCTCGTACTTGAAAGTGCGGGAAATGCCGTTCTCGTTGTGGCTCACCTGATTCTCTGCGCCGCTCTGCGAATACCCTGCGATAACCGCAAATACCTGAGTCATTTCGTATTCAGCGGGAATTTCGGTGGGAATCTCCTCGCAATACGAATACCTCCAACCCAAAATCTCCTTCTGAGAAGCGGTAAGGTAGACCGTCAACTTCTCATCTTCCGAGGTGTCCTCGAAACCCAACAGGGATTTCACCATGGACAGCTTTTCGGCTTCGGTCATTGCGGTCTACCTCCCTTCTTACTCCTCAGTCTTTTCAGCCTGTTCGGAGGAGTCATTCTGTTCAGAAGACTCGTTGGTGGGCTTGGTTTCCTCGCCCTTGGGCTTGGAGGGCTTACCCTTGCCCTTCTTGGTCTCCTTCTGATCGACAATCAGACCGATCACAAGACCCTTGGAAGTCATCTTCTCAGCCATAGCTCGTTACCTCCTGCTTAGGCCAGCGCGGTAGAACCACGGTGCATATAGATACCCTTGGTCTTGTTCTCGTAGACGAAGGTATCATGGTAGATGCGGTAGTCGAACTTCCACGCATCGGCCTTCTGGTTCTCGTTGGGAGTGAAGATGCGGGGCAGGACGTGCTTCACAACCTTGGTCACGGCAGAGGGATGGACAATCATGAAGTTGATCTTGTAACCATCGCCAACCGCGCCGGTGTAACCGCCAGCGGTCTGACCTTCGGTAGTACCGTCCAGCAGGGTGATCGCGGTGTAGAAGCGGCTCTGAGGAACACGGACAATCTGCATATTGTCGTAGGTCTCAACTTCGCGGTTCACACCACGCACATCGTTCATAACGGTGCGCACGATCTTGGCACGGAGACCCGCATAGGCGGTCTCGGAAATGAACAGGATGCGACCCTCGGTGGGGACTTCGGCTTCGTTCATATCCTTCTCGGCGGTGTCGATGAGGGCGGGAACATCGGTAGTACCGATCTCAACGTCACCAGTAGCGGTCTGAATGCCCTCAGCACCCGCGATCTTGGCGAAGGTGTAGGCATCAATTTCGGGAGCGACCTTGGTACGGATGAACTCACCCGCCAGAGTACCAAAGGCCATACCGATGGTCTCCTCGTTGTCCATGCGGTCAACCATGAACGCACGACCACGGTCGCGGGTCAGGGTCAGGGTTTCCCAAGAGCCAGCGACTTCACCATCGGTGTAGCCCTTGTTGCGGTCGTAGTCACCCAGACCATCCATAGAGGTCTTGAAAACCTTGATGGTATTGCCATTCACAATGTCAACCTTGGTCGCATCGAGAATAGCGGTACGGGAGCTTGCCTTGTACACTTCATCCAGCAGGGGAAGGTACTTCTGAGCAAGTTCAAAAGTATTAGCCATAACTTGTTACCTCCAATTCATTGAAATTTAGATAGGCGGCAGACCGAAACTGGCTCTCAGGTCAGCCATTTCCTTCTTCGCCTTGGCTTCGTTGGGGTCATCCCCAGCAGGAGGCACGGGCGTTTCTTTCAGAATCTTCGCTCGCAACGCCTTTTCAGCGTTCACGGAATGCTTGCGCATCACGGCGAACACGGTTTCCATGTCACCGTCAGCCATGGCGTTCGCGGCTTCATCAGCCAGCGCTTCATCATAGCCCTGGGACAGGAAGGAAGCCTTGTGATTGCTCACAGTCTTTTCCTTGCGGAGCGTTTCAAGCTCCAGCTTCATGTCCTCCTGTTCCTGCTTGCGCCGTTCCTCCTCGATCTCATCGGCACTCATCTTCGCACGAAGCTGACGCTTGGTGGCGGCAAGTTCCTTGGAAACCTTGTCGAAATGAGCCTTGGAGATCATGCCATCCTTGGAAGGGGCAGGAGCGGGAGCAGGTTCAGGGTCGTTATCGGGTTGCGGGTTCGGGTCGGTGTCCATGTTTTCGAGCAGACTCAGCTTTTCCTCAGCCGTCATGTCCTCCCGATAACCTTCCACCTTCGTCCAGTCAAAACTCATCGTGTCCTCCTTGCGTTT